AGGGGCGCAAGTCTGCGCCAAATTGCTGGCGCTCTGAATGGGGCTGGCATTACAAGCGCAATGGGCAAGCGCTGGCATGCCGCCAGTGTCGCCCGCTTAATCGAAAACTATGGAGTATGACAAGATGACACAAAAACCTGGAGTTCGAAAATACGCGCCGGAAGTCGTGCGAGATATCTTAGACATGATGGACAGGGGCGCAACCGCGCGTGAGGCTGGCGCGGCATATGGCATTGGCCGAAACGCCGTGTTGGGTCTGCGCTTTCGCGCGGGAAGGTCTAACCCTGAACCCGCTCCCGCGATGGCGGGAGAAGGGCAAGCGCCCGCCAAGCCATGCCTAAGATGTGGCGGCACGTCGCCGCGCGACCCGGCGCATCGCATTTGTGACGCGTGTAAGAGTTCAGACGTTTTTCGTGGAATAGCAGGAGCATATTAAAATGGTTGGGAAACTAACACCGGACGACATTATAAGCGCGAGCGTTGTGCCTGCGCTGCTTGGCTACAGCAAGTACATGACGCGCAATCAGTTGCTTGAGCGCTGCATCGCTGCGGAGGAGGGCACGTTCGTCGATACCTTCACGGGTAACGAAGCGACGTTCTGGGGTAACGAACTTGAGCCCGTGATACTGAAGGTCGCGGCGGAGCGTTTGGGCCTGCAAAATTTTCGCGACGATTTCCCTGCCGCGTTCCCGCACCCGACGCTACGCATGGCGTGTAGCCTGGATGGCTTGGGAGAAGGGCGAGGCACGATCAGCACGGACGCGGACAGGGGCATATTCCTGATGAACGCTGACACGATAGACCTGACCGGGCCTGTGATCGTCGAGAGCAAGGCGACACGCTCACGCCCAGAAACCCGACCGCCACATGATCGCGGCCCGCTACAGTTGCAGGCGCAGATGATGTGTACGGGCCACGAGGTAGGCGTGATCGCGACGTTGTATGAGGGCTTGGACCTGCGCCTGTTCGTGTATGAGGCCGACCCCGACGTGCAGCGCCAGATCGCGGAAGCGGTCGTGGATTTCGAACGCCGCAAGGCGGACAAGGATTTCTATCCTGTGGAGTCCACAGACGACGCCGCGTCAGCGTACAGCACGGTCGATGACGATGCGCCTGAACTCGATCTGTCGAAGGACGAGGACGCGGCGGAAGCCCTGCGCGAGTTGGTCGAAGCGAAGGCGGACAAGGGCGCAAGTGAGGCGCGTATTGACGCGGCACAAGCCACGATCATGGAGTACATGGGCGCACACCCGAAGGCGAAAGGGCTGGTGGGCAATCGCCTGTATAAAATCAGTCGCCCGATGCGTAGCTACAGCGCGAAGCCGGAGAAGGTCGTGCCTGCGAAGGACGCATACACCGTGCGTCAGAAAACCCTGACGATAAAGGAAACAGATCGCTAACTGTTTACCTTGCGATTGGCGTGGAAGTTATGGTCTGTGACGTAGACGGTACGCTCTACCGGATCGACGTAGACCATCTCCACGCCAAGCGCTTTTTGCAGATCAGAACGAATGCGGTGTATTCGCGCGGTCTTATTCCGACCGGGGTTCGTGCGCTCTGCATCTTTCTTTACCTGTATCAACCGCACCCCGTCTTCGTTGATTATCACAAGATCGACAGGGCTACTAGCTTGCGCGGCGGGGAAGACCCAGTATCCCAGCCGCAGGAAATACTCGGCGCAAATCAGTTCGCACACGTCGCCGTCGATATGTCGCTGGTCAGGCAAGGTTCTCCAGCCGCCTAGCGTGTCGCTCGGTCCGTGCTGTCGTCTGCCGATACAGCTTGCTGTCGCGTAACTGCGCTGCCGCCTCACGCCAATCCCTGTCCTCAATAGCGGCGTGATGCTTGCGGAAAAGGGCGTAGCGCGGTAAGCCAAGCTGAAAGGACAGGGACGCAACTGTAATCTTTGCGCCCTCTGGCATGTCGTCAAACTCAGGATGGAGATAGCGGCAGTCGCGCAAACAAATCTCCATATCCTTCTCGAACAATTCGGAGACCCGTTCTTCGCTGATCGGCGTACCGACTGGCATCCCATACTCGGGATCGTCTTCTGTAACCAGGTGCCCAATGCCTAGCGTCGGCTTGTCCAAATGGTCTAAATAAATTTCATGGACTACGCCTTCGTCCGCTTCAAGCGTCAGGCGCAGGCTCTCCATGAAACTCATTTGCTAACGCCCTTGTATTTTTCGAAGCTCCTGAGACCGCCCAACCCGAGCATCCCCATGAGGACAGGCATCATCTGCGACATATCGAGTGCCGGTAGTTCGACACCATATCCCGCCTGCACCAGAGCAAACGTCAGGATAGGCTGACAGATGTAGGACCATGCTAGCGATACGCCACATGCCCAGCCGACGAATGGACGCCAGCCAGCGACGAATATAGAGCGATGCGCCGCTTCGGTTTTGTTGACTTCAAGCTGCGCCATGTCGATCTTCGCCAGATGCTCCGTAAGCTGCGCCTCGATCTTGCGCTCCGCTTCTGCGCGTTTCTTCGGGTCTTCGGGCAGAAACGAACCAATAACATCTTTGACCAGCGGCAGCACCGCCGGGAGTAATGCACCAATCATTTTGCAAACCTTTCGTTTGATACAGGCGGATGGACGCCGTTATGTAGTTTATGCATCCGCGATGCCTCGTCTTTCAGGTAAGCAATGTCTGACAGCATGGTTGCGGTTTGCATATTGCGACGCTCCAACACATCAGGCGCGTTCATCTTGGCGAGGATGTCAAGGCGCTGTTTAACCACGGCCTCGCCATTGTCGAGCAAATCAATGCGCTGATCGATTTTGCGTATCCGCCCTTCTATGTCGCGCAGAGTTTCTTGAATTACGCGGATTGACATCTTGCCTACGGCTGCTGCTCCAGCCACGGAGAATAGGATGCCACCTACTGTAATGATAAGGCGGATGTCGATTGCGCCGTCCATTTTATTTTCGGAAAGCTGCAAATAGCAGCGCAGCAATAATCACACCGAGCAGCATCACTTCGCCGTAACTCATCATAATCGCTTGCGACATTTCTTGATCCACCTTTGCGCTGTTTCAGTTTCATAGATGCGGATGATCGACCAGATCAAGGACGCCAAAGCCGCAGCCGCCGGTAGCCATTCGACCAGCGTTGCAAGCACCACGGTGATGCTGCTTACATCCACGATGGTTTTGACGTGATCGTCCATCAGACGAGTTCCGGCCAATCGTTCCAGCCATCAGCGTTGATGACCGCAGCGATGGCGTCGATGTCTGCCGCTTGTGATATCTGGTCTTCCTTTGCTGCTGCCGTCAATCGGATCTCATTGCGCCACTGCTGTATGTCAGCCGGAACGTCGATGCCCGTGTCCATCTTCCGCACATAAGCCCAATCGGTCGATAGAAGCATCTGTGCTTGCCGTTCTTTGATCTGTGTCATCAGCACAGACTTAACGCCAGGGAATGTGACGACCTCGCCATCAATCGTTTCGGTCCTGTCGTTTATATCCTTCGGCGTGCTGGTGATAGACCCGTCGGGATTCTGCGCCCATGTGTAGAGGCGCGAGTCAGGCACAACCGGATCGGCGACCTCAACGATATTATGCGCTGTCTTCTCTGCGGCGCTCCATGTATGCCAGCTTGCCGGATGCCGCGTCCCGTCCTGATCTGTCCAAGCCATGCCGGGGCGGATCGTCTTATTTGTCGGCGTGTATTTCCACATTTTCTTTCTCCTTACGGATTGCCCTGCGCGTTGGCATTGTCAGCGAATGCCGCGCCAGTGGTTGAGATTGAATACGAATTTGACCCGCTCGCGTTGTAACTGCTCGATGACGTGCGAACCTTGAAGCCATTCGACAGCTTGTCGGCATGGGTTGCGAACGTGACGCTATTGCCATTGATCGTCATCGCAGTAGGCACACCGTTGAGATAGACGAATGGACCAGCTGCCGAGGCATTCCCGGTGAACGTGCCGCTTGTGGTTATAGTGGTGTCGTCCAGATTGGCACTTGTTAGTTCTAAAAAGTCTGCCGTTGGAGTGCCACTCAAGCCTTGGAAAGTTGCTGTAATAACTGTGCCAGAACCAAACGGCGCACAACCGAAGTGGAGCGAGTTTTGTCCTGTCAGTCCGGTTGTAGCACTGTAGATACTTACACCATCATCAAAAAACTCTAATGTGTCAGTGGCGCTATTGTATTCGAGACGCATAAGCGAGTTGGCTGCACCAGTGCCAAGGTCTGTAACGACACTGGCATTTTTAACAATCTCTCCCGTACCAAGATTGTAGAAATAGCCGTAGTTATTTCCGGTTGTTGCAGTGTGATTGCCTATTTGATAAAGGCCAATATATCCAAACGTGCCGCTAGATTTTTGAAGTTCGCAAACATATTTGCCGTCGTTATCTACATTGAAAGTCGAAATAGCCCATTGGTATGAATTTCCACTTGCAGTGGCGACAAGATTGCCATCTGACAGTCCTGCCCCTGCCCACAGTGGGTTAAGGGTTGATGCGTTTAACGTCGGCGTATCGAGCATCTGATCCGCACTGGTCAAGCCGCTTGCTGTCCACGCGCCGCCCGTTCCGCTGTTCTCTCCAAAATCACTGGAATTGGCGAACTTGAGATAGGTGTCACCAGCCGTTGCTGCCTTTGGAACCCACTGGCCGGTACCTGAATTTGTTTCGCCAAAATTTGTATAGGCCGATGTGCCAGATTGCAGATGCACTTCAGCAGCGTACCCGTCGAAATCGTCGAATAATTTCGCATTAGTCAGGCTGGTTGTCGTCACCGAACCATAGCTCACACCATTGATGTACAGCCCGTTGTCGGAGACATGGACATGATACCAAGCCGCAGGATCGCGGAATACAGCAGTGGTTGTTAGCCCCTCGGCTGTTATCGTGTCGCCGGAATTGAACTGAACTTCGGGAGATGAGCCAGAAGTTCCAAGCAAGATGTTTGCCGCGCCAAGTTCACAGCGTTTTACCCAAGCCGAAAAAGTCCACGGCGCAGACAGCGTATAAGTGCGCGATAACTCAGGGCTGTCGCCATCGTTAAATCGAGCCGACTGCTCGATGGTGTGACTACCGCCCGCTGCCTTAGATGTGCCTTGGATAATCGACATCAGGCAAACACCGCACTGGTGACCACATATGCGTTGGTGCCATCGTCGTAGTACGAGAGCCAGTAGGTGCCAGCGGTGCTGATCGTGCTAGCCAAGTTAGCGTCACCCTTGGTCGTAGCTGCCAAGCTGATCGCGTGACCGCCGGAGTTATCCAGCAAGATGTTGCCGCTCTGTCCAGCGGTGTGATTGGTGAACGTCAGAGTGCCGGAGCCGGTGGGGGTGCATTTGAAGTTATTCGTTACATCGAGGTCAAAACTAAGGTCATTGTCAGTTGTCTGTGTGCCACGCTGGCTCACCGTGAACGTCTGCGCCGCATCGGTGACAGCGTTGTCTGCATCAAACGCCTGAACGTCCGTGCCGATAGCCACGCCCAGGTTGGTGCGAGCAGTCGCGGCTGACGCAAGATCGGACAGGTTATTCGACGCGGCGAGCAGGCCAGCCGCGCTGACCGCAGCTACCTGCCACGCGCTGCCGTTGTAGACCTTGAGTTCGTTCGACGTTGTGTTGAAGTACAGGTCGCCAGACGTTAGCGCGTCACCGTCGTTATCGACTGTCGGGTCTGACGCCTTCGCGCCCAGGTAGGTATCGTCGAAGTTATCAGCCGCGAGTTCCGCCGCTGCCTGCGCTGTTTCCGCAGCGGTCTGCGCGGTTTCGGCTGCGGTTTGTGCAGTCTCCGCCGCCGTCTGCGCGTTCGACGCATTCGTCGCGCTGGTCGATGCGTTACTAGCGGAGGTGGACGCGGCCTGCGAATAGTGCTTCGCGCTGTACTCTGTGCCGTCTACGGTCGAGCCGGTCTTCGTCGCCCACTCTTTCGCCGCACCGCGCGACGCCGTATTCGTAACGCCCGTGCCGCCAATCGACCAGGCCTTCGATGAGTAGTCCGTGCTTTCGACGATACCGTCGGTCTTGCTTGCCCACGCCTCTGCTTCATCCGCGAATGCTTGCGCGTCAGCCGCGTTGACAACCAAGTCCCACTTCGCGATGTCAGCGTTGCTGCTGAGAGGAGTTGTGCCGCTCGACGTATGCGCCGTGTTAGCGCGATACACGTTACTGTTTGATGCGTCGCGTACCAGATCGCGGACAGAATAAGCCGTCGCTGCCGCCCAATCCCCGCGCCAGTTACCGATGTCTTCGCCAACCGCCGGATTGCCGTTGGAGTCAAACGCCAGAATCTTACCGGCGCGTGACGCTTTTGTCGGCAGCGTCATATCGACAACGCCACCATCCGCGACGAGTGCCGGGTCATAAGTCGGAGCGCGAATGCCGCGCTGGTTTTCTTCCGCCACCTGCTGGATCATAATGATCTGGCTATCAAGCTGTTCGTTGATCGCCGATGCGCGGAAGTCGCCGGCCGTCACGAAGTCTGTCGTGCGTTCGATGTCGCGCGATCCGACGATGGTGATCTGGTCACTGGCAGTCGGCGTCGATGGCACGTTCGTGCCTGTCACAATCGTCACGCTGCCCGTGCCATTCGCGTTGATCGTTACCGTGTAGTCGGTCGTCAGCGTTAGGATCGCCGCGTTGAAGTAGACGGCGATATCGCCTTCCACGAGAACTTCGAACGAGAAGGCATACGGCCCCGTACCAGCGGAGCCAGTGTAGACGACGCGACGCGTCACTGCGTTGATACTATAGTCGGCCATTTGTCAATCCTGTTTGGGTTGGATGGTACATTATAGAGTGGTTCTAATCTAGTTTCTATTTCGGTAGGTCGCGGGCGATAGCTTCTATATCGGGAGCGCGACTTGGTAGTTGTTCGCCTGGTTTCCACCACATCTCCTGACCCGTTCTGCGCTCCAAGTTCCTTACTTTTCTGCGGAATCTGCGCTCATAGTCGGGGTCAGCCATCATGCGTAGATTATCAAGCACGAGGCGCTCAAGCCCCAGACGCAGGTACGAGATAGACGTACCCGGTCCATACCGGCCCAAGAAGTTGACTGCCTCTAAACCAAATTTAGTATCCTTGCCCTCTATAACTTCTTCAACATTACCGACCGTTAGGCGGGCAACGTCACCTAAGAAGCTGACGCGAGGACCGGCAATTGTCTCGCCAAGAGAATGACCGAAACGATTATGGTCAGCGAACAGGAAGTCGCCGAATAGCGACAGACTGCCGCCTGCCAACGCTGCCTTGCCCCAGAACGCCAAGTTAGGCTCGCCGTCCTCACCAAACATCGCCATCGGATCGCGACCTTTTAGAACCTCTCTAATCTGCAACGCGATGCCGCCCATCATAGTAGCGTGAATGAAGAACTCTGTTGCATATCCGATGCGGCTCATCTTGCTGGCTTCGAGATACCGGAACTGCTTTAGATTGTTCTGGAACAGGACAATAGGAAACGTCTTGTATTGGGCGATACTGCGCCACAAATCACCGCGAATGGTTCCGGGCGGTTCCTTACCAAGTGCCGCCGCCCTAGCCCTTGGGCCGGAAACAGGAACAGCACGATCCGTTTCCATCTGTATCAGGTCGAGATACTTCTGGCCTGCTAGTTCGTTAGCTTCGAAAACGTCAGTCGGACGCAGCCATTCGCCACGCTTGTATGTGTACTTCTTCGTATCGCGGATTGCATTCCAATCGTCTGCCTCAATATCATACGTCTTGAGAAGACGCTGCACCTTCGGGTCAAGTTGGTCGAACGTCTTCGCAGCCTGATCGGAGAAGAAGCCCATCGTGGATTGACCGAAAGCCCATCTTTCTGCCTGGGTGATTGGAGAAAGACCACTGACATTCATTACGAAATTAGAGACGCGCTGCGTATTGGCGGCACCCATAAGGTCGCCCATGTAACGCGCCTGACCAAACGCAACAGACGACCAGTTCTCCGCGATAAGACCGGCACGGATAAGTTCCTGTTTCGTCGGGTTGCTGGCTAGTAACGTGTTTATGGTCTTTGTCATAACCCCAGCGTGGGGCATACCGGCGACGCGCTTTGTGATGCGTGTCGTCGCTGCGTCGCCGAATATCGCAGATATAGCAGCGGCACCCAATTGCGCCGAAACCAGCAATTCTCCCAAGCTGGCGAACCCCTTCGCCATCGTTTCGTTCACTGGGATATACGAAGAACCAGAAACATCGCCGTATATCTCATCTAGTGATTTGATTTCCCTACTGAGACGCGAGGCGTTCTTTCCCTTCGGATCGCTTAGGTCAGCTTCAGCCGCTCTTTTCTGAAGTTGTGTCTTCAGAAACGATATCGTGCTGTTCGGGTTAGGCCCAAGCGTCTCAAGCAGCGCAATGTCTCGCGACATGGTTTCGATATGGTTCATCATGATCGTGAACGGATCGCCCTGCCCATATTTCTGCTGATACGCCAGCCACGCTTCTGGATTCTTGAACACGAGGAAACGATGATCTGCACGGCGACGGGCGAGAGAGCGGCCCTTACCTGCGACACTGGTTTCCTTGACCTTGTTCATGCCGCTGGTGAGAATCGTTTCATATATCTCCTGCAAAACTTCTTCACGTTGTTCTTTAGGAATGATACGCCCAGTGCGTTCACTGATTATCCGCGCCCAGTCAAGTTTGTTGTGAATGTACGAACGCCATTCTTCGAACCCCGCTTTACGGATCAAGCGTCTATCGTGCTGTTGCGGCATACCCCAGTCGGAGCGTTTAGGAATCGCGCCACCTGCTTTGTTGAAGGCTTGGCGCAGCATCTCTGCGGTTTCGACCCAAGCCTTCGCGAAATTCTTGGCAGTCGCGTTGCCACTATCTACATTGAATATCTCTTTGACGAGATCATTATTCAGCGCTTCTGCGCCACGGCGCTGACGCCCCAAAATACCCGTGCGGCGCATCTTGGAAATTGCACCAGCCATACGCGCATGAGCGCGAGCAACATAAGAAGTGCGCCTGCTGTCCAGATCGCGATGCTTGTAACGGCCACTACCGTCACGATCAAGAATATGACTAACACCTTCTCCAACATATTTGCCGTCAATATCCAGAACCTCCTGAAGACGTGCGTTCTGTGCGTCATGCTGCTTGATAAGACGGCGCTTGCGAAGAATAAGTTCATATTCTGCGGAATCAAACGCGGCACGACTTGCTGCTGCGGCAGCTTCGTAGTGCGACATAGTGCGAGAAAATTCAGCATAATAACTATCGTAACGGCGACGCATCTCATCCGCTCGTTGCCGGTCAAAAACGCCTTCGCTCGCGCCCTCATCAATGCAATCTTCGAAACTCATCTAATTACGCATCCTCTCAGGCGTTCCATCATCGCGTCGTCTTGGCGCAATGCTGCTTTTAGTGGGCCAGCGGTAACTTCCGCACCTTCGACCGTTTCGTCGATGATTGCATCGTCCGGCAGCGCCTCAAAGCGCTCTTGCAGAACGGACAATTCTTCCATCTCTATGCCGGTATTCGGGTCGATCTTCGGTTGCGCCCCGACGGCCTCCTCCTCTGGCGTCAAAACAGTAGGCGTGGAAACCCGCGCGTTCTCCGGTTCGTCCAGACCAGGCAACCGGCCCTCTTGAATGTCGCCCATAGCTTCTTCGACCTTGACAATATGGTCTACGCTAGAGACGCCGGGGTCTGGCGGAGTCGCGATAACATCAGCGTCATCCGCAATGGCCTTTATCAATTCGCCGTCCTGCTTGCTTATCAAGTTCGAATCTTGATAAGCCTTGACGCCTTTGCGTATTTGCTCCGTCGTCAGACTGAATGTTTTGCCAGCTACAGGTAACGCCCCGCCGAAGGCACCAGCCGCTGCGATTTGCGTAAAAGCGTCATCCCATCCGTAATCAATACCAAGGGATTCGTACCACTGCTTGACTTTCGGCTGGAGAATAGCTTCCTGCCCAGCGGAGATAGCACTGTTATAGAAGATGCGTTGGAGAAGGTTCTTGCCTAATGAAGCGACCGATAACGGGCCAGTCATGATGAAAGAGTCAACGAAGTCACCGTCTACAAGACTTCCTCCAATCGTGCCTATTATCGCCCCCACTTCCCCCATCGCTGTCAGACGCTGCGATATGTTCTCGCCGCGCTTCAGTTCTTCTAATGCAGTCTGTTTTATTTCCTCGTTAATCTTTTCCATCGTCAAATCCTGATACTCAGGATAGACATCTGGCTTTGATTTTATCTCACCCATTAGTTTTTGAAATTCAGCATCACGCCTTCTTTCCATGTGGCCCATAGAAGAAGATGCACCTGCCCACCTCGCTGGGTTAATAAATTTTGCGCCAGTACGTTCTTCTATGACCTCAATAATTGGCTGTAATTTTTCTTCCAGCAAATACTCATATGCAGCACCGTTCTCCGCGCGGCGCGTCGTTCTGTAAGTAGCCTCGACGCCTTCGAACAAGCCTATATCAATCCCATGATAAGGCGCTGGTTGCGCCGGAGCGACATCCGGCGCTTCTGCCTTATCGAACCAAAACGACATTATCAGCGTTCCCTGCGCTGGGCGCGGCGTTTCTCCACTGCGCTTCTAGTATCTTCAGTCGGGATACTAAAGATATCCGGCACAGGCAGAGACCGCCGATAAACATCTTCAAGGTTTATGACGAAGGTGCCGCCAGCTTCGTTCGTCGCGGTGTATATAGCCCCGTTTGCTTCAAAACGGACTGAAACCATATTCGGCTCTGTCGTTTGCTGCAAACGCAGTTGGCCGCGATCTCTAATTTCTTCTATGTTGAGGGGGTTCCCGTTTGGATCACGCGGCAGACCGCCGACCCGCGCATCCATAAATGCGGCAGGACTCACCTTATCAATAATATCGTTTAGTGTTCCTGTTTCGATAGTAGTCGGAATAGAAACATTTACCCCTTCATAACTGTCTATCCCGCCATAAAACTTACCGTCGCTTCCCTGAATGCGCCCAGCCGCGTCTTGGATTGCGTCTACAATCCTATCGCTGTCAGCGATATCCAATGGCCCTTGCCGTCCGACGTAAATAGCCTTTGCGACATCCATGATGCCTTTCTTCGCAATTGGCGACAGATTGAATGACGACAATTGCTCCTCTAAAGCGGCGTTAAATTCTTGGCTTTGAGTTTTGTTAGAAACAACGGCGTCTTCCTGCATCAGGCGGATACCGACCATAGCATCATTGATTGTTTTCGGCGCAGCGCCCGCTCCAATCAATCCGCCAACATGAGCGTACTCAGGCCGTTTCTTGCTTATCTGCTTGAAAACTTCATACGAAGACGCGCCGAAAGAACGGTTGATAAGCCCTAAGATTTTTATCCGCTCAGAATTGGTCGCCTCAGAAAGCTGCTGAGTTAGGGTATCTGCCTCTACATCAGAAAAAACGACGAGATCAGTTTTATGGCGCATGGCAAAAGCCTGCGCTTCTTCCAGCCTTTTGGACGCCATCTCCTGTATGGCGCCTGAGTCTTTACCCAAGGAATCAATAAAGAAATTACCGGGCGTAATAACTCCAGTGCGCTTTCCCCATTCAACAGAATCGCGCTTCAAAGCGGCTTTTTGTTTTGCAATTCTTTTGCGAAGCATGTCTTGCATGTTCGCCTGACGCCCGCTCAAGCCACCTTGCTCTCTTTCTGCCGCAATGAACTGACCTTCAGCAGCCTCAAGTTCCGAAAGAGTCGCTGTTTGAAAGGACTTGGCAATCGCCGCATCCGTGGATGCGCTTGCCAGTTTTTCTTCAACAGCACTTGTATCAAGGCCGAGGGCTTTCAATTCAGCTACTTCTTTACGGGCGTCAGCAACGGTAGCAGGCAATGGAGATGCGCCGTCTTGAACGACATCCGAGACTTCGCTTTCAACGCGATCTTTCAACGCATCAAGACGCGGCTTGAGAGCGGCGATATCTGCGTTTATATCGCTTCTGAACTCACGTTCTAGCGTTCTGAGGTCATCAACATCGAGACCGTAGGAAGTTACCTTCCCAGACTCGATTGCGTCTTCAAAACGCTGTAAAAACTTCTTACGCTCGATCAGGCTTTCGTTGTTATAAAATCCGCCGCGAACACGCTCGCGGTTAGCATCTTTCCGTAGATCAATTTCTGTTCTAGCTATCTCACCAGGCGTAAACCTGTGATGCTCCATATACGTCCTGAGATTGGCTATTTCGTCTTCAAGATCAAATTCCTGATCCTCTACACCAACCCTAGCCCTTTCCTTAATGTTCCTGCTGATTACATCAAGACCTTCAAGACCAATCGCACGATCTTCCGCTTCCTGCTGCTTGAGGTACCTGGAACTGGCTTTGAGATACTCAGACTCGCGCAACCGCATCAGATTGCTTTGAACCTTCAAGGCGCGATCAGGAGATACACCTTCTAGCGATGAGGCAAAACCAAGAACAGCGTCATCAATGTTAGCCGCAATCTCATTCGGAGTTAGATTGTTTGCCTGCCCTTCAAGAGCAATCTCGCCAATTCTTTTACGCGCCTGAATCTCAACGCGATCTGACATGACGATAGACGCCTTGTCCCAGCCAGAGCGTTCTGCGTCTGTCATCTCAGATGCTTTTTTGCCGGAAAGCTGTTCAATAACAGATTCCGGTGCCGTGATGCCTGCTTCTTGCCATTCTAATTTGCGCTGCTCAGAAAGATTTTGAAACGCAAAGTCTGTCATTTTATTCAACGCGGAAGTAACGCCAGCGAAAGGATCGCGGATAGGCGCTTGTGGCATACGATAATTTAAGCCGCGAAAAGAAGCAGACGGGGAGGCGAAAGGTGCTGCCCTTCCACTTTTGTATCTAGGAAGACGTTCAGCCATTTAATTAAACTCCTCCGACCATCCTGCCACCGCCGCCAACGATACCAGATGTGTAGCCAGTGCGAGTCATACCAGTAGTAGGCGGTCCACCAATCTGGGAGTATTTATAACCAGCCGACCCTATCGTGGTCGCCGCCGAAAAATAAGACTGCATTTTGGCTTGTCTTCCTTGATAGCGCAGTAAAGAAGCTTCAGCCGCTCCCCTATCAAGGGATAGCTGCGCTTCTTCTTCAAATACACCAGCTTGGATTTCACCTGATCTTTGCGTGATAATTGCGCTGTCCGCCGCATTCCCAAACTCATCCGATCCTTTGGCAAGAGCGTACATTTGCAAAGCATTAGCGCTGCCGCTGAACGGGTCTATGCTACCTGCCGCAGCCCTAGCGTTTACAGTCGCCATATTTTCAAGAACCCTTTCCAGGGTATTCACGCCTTCCTCACGGTATTTCAAAACTTCCGATCGCGTCTGCATCCGCTGCATCGTCGCTTGACGCAACGAAGCCATCGCCTGCGCCTGTGCCGCCTGTTGAGCAGCAGCGGCTTGTGCGCTCGCCATACGCGCCTGCGCCTGACCGCCAGCGATAGTGCCGACGGCACTGACGCCAGCCATGACGAGAGGTAATGCGGCTGCTGTCATTGTCCTGCACTCACTTTGTAATCAATACCCAATACGTTCATCTTCAACGGCACGTTTTGGCCTATCGTGATTTGGCCGTCGTAACTGTAGCCCAGAATGCCGTGCAATGTCTTCAGGCCCGTAAACTCCGGCACGTCTTCGTCAAGGATGTCACCACCCAAACGCCGAAACGGAATCTCTTTGCCGTTGATCGTCATGGCCTGCGTCTCAAACACTTCCGCGTTCACCTCGAAGATGCGCTTCTTAAAGCCCTTCAATGGGCCAGATGGCAGCTTTGGCTCAAACGGCAGCGTCTTAATTACAGGCGTGAAGTTAAGGCCGACTTGATACGAAGCAGTAGCTGCTTCAGCGAACGTAACAGTGAACGGAGTGCCTGGTACAGTTTGGTCAGGCTCCACAACACCATCTCGTATAATCTTGACAGTAGCAGCTTCAAGGTGAGCCATAGCAACCGAAGACGCCGCGCCACCTGTTTTCGCACAGTCGAGCAAAACTTCATCATCGAATAACTCCACATAATAAACAGTCGCGGCATTCACAGTGCGCTTGACAGTGACATAGATGTCATCAACATCAACGCCGACATTTGTGAACTCGCCATCCGTTGTCCACGACGCTGGTGCCACGACGTTCTGTGAACGCAGTATCGTGTAGCAAGTCAGTGACCCATCGTCACCATTTACAATAAGCAGGCGGTCGCCTTCGTCGGTTGATGTAGCAACGCGAACTGCCATCTCCTCTGGCGATTTCAGCAAATGCGACGAGAGCAGGGATATCTTTGCAGACGTATAGGCCTGAACCGTGTCGCTGAAGATAAACTCCTGAAGCGCTTTGCCTTGGCGCTGAACGAACAAAGACGCGCCGTCGATGTTTTGTACGCGCAGACCTGGCTTCATACCAAACGCCGTCTGCTGTTTCACGATCAGATTAGACGGCGTAATCGGATCATCCAGTGACTGCGGCACGAAGAACTCGCCGCCAGTCGTGAACACTTGAAGGTGACGACCTGAGTATATATCGACAATCGCATTGAACGTGCCAGTGTCGAGCGTGGCTTCTACTGAACTGTCGTCCAGCGCCTCGCCCGGATCGAAGTTAAAGAAGTCGCTGACGCGCGAACCCCAGATCGTAGACGGCAGGCTTTTAGCGCCACCAAAGAAAAGGCGTCCTTCATGGAACGTAACGCTGCGCGGCCAACCGCGATCATTACTCCAAGCATTTTCGTAGCCGTGCTCCGATTGCCAATCGCCGCTAACGATGGCGTCAGTGTCAAAAAACGGTATCTCGACATAAGCCTTGACGACAGTGTTACTGACGAACTCCGTAATACGCGCACGACCAAAGCCGTTCAGCGCGTTGATGTATTCACCAACCGCAGCTTCCTTGAACGCCTTAATATCATACTGCGATGTATTGTCAGGCGCTGTATCAAATTGAGGCTCGACCGTCGCAAACTTAGAAGTCGCGTTGTAATCCTCGATATGTCGAGTCTGGCCCGCACCAGTGCCAGCCGTAATCTCAATAAACATACCATTGCATTGGTCGTCTGATGTAAAGCTGGTGGCTGATTTTAGAGTGATACCAGCGTTCTGACCGTTTTGCGCTGTTCCATTGTCTGTCGTTACGCTGGACGCCGTGATTTCTATATTACCGCTAGTTCCAGATGGCGTGACGGTGTATGTCGGATTATGTGTGTCAAGGTTAAACGCAAAAAGCGGAATATGAGAAAACGTGATTGTGCTGGCAGTCCATGTCGAATCACTCACGCCGCGCACGATCTTGAGCGGCTCCAAATCTTCATGGACGACAATCACGGTATCAGCGGATTGTATCCAGTTCATCTCCGGTAAGATTGAAGACGTAAGCGAAGATACTGTTAGGTAGTTGTTGCCGCTGCCATTGATGTTAGTAATTAACGCGCCGTCCTTCACGACATACATGCGTCCCGGCGTGAACACCAGCATGTAGCTGTCCGACACGCTGAACTCGAACTTGACCATACGAACAGCATCGCCAGCGCCGGAATCTAGTTCGAAGATAAACTTCGTGCCATCACGGCGTTTAGCGCCGCCCTGCGGCTGTATGGATACGTTAGTCGCAGTCGTCAGGCCGGATGAATACTGAGCAATGTCAGTACGCGCCCGCAGCTTCGGGTCTAACTCACCCGCAGTAAAGTCGTTCTGTATGAAGACAATTCGGCTCATCCACGGACATCCGTCAGCGGGAACTCCATGATATTCTGCGGCGGTCTGTCACCACCGTCAATGTTCATTGCGACGCGTACAAGTCCACCGCGCATGTTCTGTACGGGACCGCCGAAAGCCATTTCGTGAAAAGACTGTGCCTTCGTGATCTGATCCGTAATAGGTTCAGCGAAAGTCGCAGCAAGCGCATGGCGCAGGAGGTTGATGAAATAAGGCGGAAATGAGGCGGGCTCCGGGCGGAACTGGTAGTCAATCCAGACCTGCTCGTAATTCGTATAGACGCCGCCGCTGTAAATCTCAAACTCGCGCAGGGGCAGAGCGCCCGTCGCGCTGGTGTTGAATAGCGCCTTGGGATTGCCAAGGATGTCGCCTGGAAGCGCGTACTTGTACTTCCATTCGTTGATCGGAGTATCAGCAAGTTGGGCAAGCTGGACCTTCTTGACGCTCCAGCTATACGGATACTGCATCAGGAGCGTGTCGCGGATATCGTCGTACAGACGATCTGCGATCTGCGCTTCGTCAGTTCCATCGCTAAAGCTAGAAAGAGGAGAAGCGCCCAGCATAATGAGCGCGTCAGAACAGATAGAAAGTTTAGTATCACCTGCGGCCATGCCGACCTCCTAAAGTGAAAGGGGCGGGCCGAAACCCGCCCCGATCTTATTAGTCGCCGTCAGTCGCGGCAAGCGTCGTGCCGTCCGCAACGTCGACCACGCCACCGCTGTTCGAAAGAACCTGCGTCAGCGTGCTGACCCGCGTGCCACCCGTGGAGGTGACGCAGTAGATCAGATCGCCAATGGCGAGCGTGTCGGAGATATCGTTGAAATATCCCGCAGTGTTTACGTCAGCAATCGTGTCGGCGGTCTGATAGGTGTAAATCGCCGGAGCGTTACCCTTCTTCGAGGCCGATACAACGCCGAGTCCAGCAGAATCAAAAGCCATGATCTAACTCCTTACTCAGTGCTGCTGATTTTGACAATGCCCTCGTCGTCGATGGCAACCGCACCAGCGGAGAACATCGAGGAGACAAGGAACGAAGTCTTCTCAGGCACATAGTTGATTTCGGACTTCTGGTTCATGCTGATACCCAGACCAACCGCGTCACGATGGAACGCGAAGCTGGTGCGGGTGGACGGCAGCGGAAGACCGCCTTCATCACGATCACCGAGCATGATAAATTTCATGCCCAGAAACGTGTCGATCTCACCAGCACTAAGCGCCTTGACGGTGGCGAAATCCGAGCTAGTAAGTTCAGTTTCGTCCAGAAGCGCTGACAAACCATTCGCATGGATGACAATCATACGACCTTCAGCCGGGACGTTGTTCGCGTCCATAGCCTTTTTCGCCGCGAGAAGTTTGGCGAGGTTAAGGTTCGTACCCGTACCACCGATGTCGGTGCCGACAGTCGAGGGCGACGAAGCTGAGTTCAGCGCGTCGATGACAAGCTGATCCATCCGACGACCAATAGCGTTACCAACGACCTGCACCAGTTCACGGCGCTCATCGAAGTTCACTTTGGCCTGATGGAAGATGTCGCTGTATTCAGCAGCGATATAGTCTTCCATCGTGGCGGACACCTGCGAGTAGGTGACGTTCAGCGGGGTAACGTCGGTCTGCGGTACGCGGACCGTGGCCGTGCCTTTCCCGATTTTCGGGAACTTCACGACCGAGCCTTCGACATTGTTCCGCTCGCGGGTCGCACCGGCGAGCATACGGGAAGCCTGATAAGCCTGCTTGACTTCCGCATCGAACAATTGAACGAAAGCGTTAGAAATGCCTACGGCCATTTCCTTTTCCTTTCGGTTCGGTTTACGAAAAACGCCTAGCAGGTATCCGTGTCGGGCTGCGGCTTGAACGGTTTTGCGCCTCGTCCCAAGGCCGGTCTAACGGGCCAGAAGGTTATCCGTTAGAATGATTATAAGAACGAGGCGCTACATTGTAAATAGCGTTTTGTCAAGACAGACTGTGCTTAGTCCGCCTTATTTCAGACACTATTGCCGCAATCTTTTGAATCGTGCAGTAACCCAAAGAAGGATGCCTATCGCTATCCCCATCAGGGTGGTCCTCAAAGACCCCGCCGAAATCAATGTCTTTGGCCTTCAGTACCTGTTCGACCGGGGCTTGATTCCTCATACTGGCGAGTAATCTTGAGTCCCATAAACCTGATCGAACATCTTCTCGACCTTGGCGCGATAACCCGGATCGTTGACATATTCAGGCTTTGCGACCATAGCGGACAGTTCTTCCTTCGACGGAAGACCCTCAATCGGCCCGACATCTACAGGCACCGGCTGATCGCCATAGTATGAGCGGACTTTCTGCAAGGCGCGTAGACCTTGGGCAGTGCCGCCCATGATCTTGAACTCCTCAAAGTCACCATCGCTCCACACACCCTTGCGAACAAGACCCTGCGCCCACTCGGTCATGGACTTGATCGTCATGTCCGCGTTCGGCCCAAGTTTCTGGTGTTCTTCCTGATACGAGACTTCGGCCAGTTCCTGCTCTTGCCCAGCCATGCTGATAAACTTTGACGCCAGGTCTTCGAACGCCTGCTGGCTGATGCCGTTTTCTTTTGCCCAATCTTTGTACGTTGAGAAAAGTTCGTCATCTTCCGCGATATTAGCGTCCTCAAACATCTTCACGTCATATTCTTCAGGCGCTTTGTGCTTGCCCTGAGAAAACTTCTTCTGAAGTTCGTTGTATGATTTTGCAAGATTTTCGAGATCAGGCCCATCGTCTTCGTTCCAGAATTTTTCTGGATACCATTCGGGACGCTCGAACTCTACTTCTTCGTCGTTCTCCGCGACAGTAACCTGCTCTACGCTAGGCTGCTCGTCGGGAATGCGATGGTCGATTGCTGCTTCTTCCTGTGGCGCTTCTTCAACCGCAGGTGCCGCGTCGGCAAGAAGACCCTCGCCGGAACTTTCTGTGTTTTCTGCTTCTTCGCTCATAACTGTGATGCCCTTTTAATACGCCGCTCAATCTCGCGGACCAGTGAATTTTGCCCTTCCCTAGCATAGCCGTGGCTTGCTTCTTCGCCCGGATACCAGGTGGGCTGCTCTATCGTCAGCGAACGCAGATGCTCCAAAACCTTCTGCCCGTCTTCACTGCCGAATACCCGCAGGTAAGTGCGATCAGTGTCGTCACGCTCCTGCTCATTTGTGCGACGAAGCTGCGGCGCTGCTTGCCGTAGCCCGTCCCATCCTTCAACTTCTGTCATTCTTCTCCTTCAACCATGCCCTGTTGTGCCGCCATCTGCGCCATCTCAGCAGCCTGCTGCATCGCCATCTGGCGTTCCTGCGGCGTTGTGCGGAGTTCAGCAGGAACTCCCAACTTGTCAGCGACATAATCAGAAATCGCACCCATGCGCGGAGCCATCATCCCCTCTGGCCCAAGCGCCTGCGACAACTGAACCCACTGTGTAATCTTCTCTATGTCGCCCATGTTCTGCGCCTGCGCGATTGGCGATACCGGAGATATCTTGACCTGCAAGCCATTCACACGCAGCGGCATTGCGATCATGCCACGCTCGTCCATGATGTACATGACCCGCGCAACAATAGGCAGCATCGTTTCAGTAATCAAACGACCGAATGCGCTACCAAGGTTCTGCGCTAGTTCCTTCATGCGCTCTGCGATTTCGGTCGCGCTGCGAGCCGACATATTGTCCGGCGGCAGGGAGTCATCGAGCATGATCTTCTTAATGTTCATGCGAAGATCGTTAATCACGATCTGCGACACGTTGAAGTCACCGGAGCGCGGTAGCTGACGCAGGCTCTCGCCCTGCGGTCCACCGTTACGCGCGACTGGAATGATAGCGCCGGGCGTAATGCGGATGGTCTGCGGGTTCAGAACGCCGTCGTCTGCGGCCGTGTAGACACCAGCGATGGACAGCGACGCATTCTTCAGCAGCAGTTCCAGCGTTTTGTTGAGCGTCTTGATGTCGGGTAGCGCAGTAACCAGAGGGCCGCGACCGTAAACTTCACCCGCGACTTTCATAAAACGCGCCACAATCCACGGCGATGACTTCATCTTGCGCTCGACCAGAGGTGCCTTGCCGTCCGGCCAGATCACCATGTAGTCGTAATCGCCACGCTGTACGTCAAGCACAGTCGCCTCAAGCAAGTCGATCTCGTCAGTCGGCTTCTCGTCAATCATGCGCTGAAGGCGATCCGGTATTTCCGCATCGACCCAATGCTGCTTGATCGCCTCTGCCTTCAGGCGCATCCGACGGTAAACATTATCGACCTTACCGTGTGCGCCTTCTTCGATAGCAACGAGATACTGCGGAACCGGCGTGAATCGGATCGGCGTCGTCTCATCACCCGGCTGAATAAGCATGACAGCCGTGCCGACGGCAAGGTCCATGAGGAACTCGCCCATCGCCAGATCAAAATTCGACTGGCGCAAAACCGAAAACATTTTGTCTGCGTATGTATCAAGAACCGCCTGCGCCTCAAGCTGACGATCCGGCGGGATATCCGGTCCCGGCTCCAAACGACACCAGCGCCCATAGGGCGGGAACAGACCCGACTGAATGCGGTTGGCGAACCGCTGCGTCGAGTTGATCGCGGTGGAGTCGAAGACGCGAACCATCTTGTTCTGCCCAGGCGATCCGCCACCTTCATAGTGACCGTCGTACAGATTGCGCTGCGGAAGCGCAAACTCGTAGCAGTCTTCGTAAATCTGACGCCAGTTGTCCTTACGGCGCTGGGCCAGTTCGTGACGCTTGATAACCTGTTCGACGGTAAGCATGGCTATTTATCCAATCCCTGAGATCGAGTCTTCGCCGCAGATACAGCAGACTCTACAGAGTCATAGAGCCTCAACTTTTTATTAGTAATCGGATCAACATATCCGTTCTCGCGATAAAAATTATAAAGAAAATCCTCATCGTCAAGAATTTGTCCGCCATCAAATACCGTGGGAACATTTACCCATTTTGAGTTTGGTTTGGCTTTTCCGGTTTGGGGGTCAATATCAAGCGGTATCGTTCTTGTGCGCTCAGAATACTGCTTCCCAGATGGAGTTTCCCATATGATTCGACCTGCGCGAGTTTTGCGCCCCGTGTTCTTTGGGCTTATCCCGTAGTCTTCCATTTGCTTAACCTTTCGCCTTGTTGCGGGCGCTAATCGCACGGGCCTTGCTTTTCGCATCGGCCTTGGAAGAAGCGCCCCACGCGCGCAGGGAAAGGAGCAGACGCGTGGGGCGCCCTCTCTCGCCGCGTCCCGGGCCGCGCACGCGCCCCATCGGCGCCCCCCACCGC